TCGGGTACAAGCTGCATAGGATCTACTAAAGTTACTATTACGATTGACTAGACTTTGGTTATTAGTTTTACTATTATGTCCAATAAGAACACTTGCTGTTCCTATTGTGCCACAATTTCGTAGTGGTTCAAGTCAGACTTCAAGTACTTCAGAATCAATAATTAATGAAACTATTACAAGTCATCAATATCGAACTGGATATTCATATTCTGCATCAGGACATAATATTGAAAGTTCCGATCTTAACGGATATATCAACCCTACAGCTACTACTCTTACAGAACAAACAGTTGGAGGAGTAAATTTTAGTTGGACTTCTCCAAACTTAGATGCTGTACCAAGGTGGAAAATAACAAATGGTGGAGCAGCCTTTTCTCTTCAAGAGACTCTAATAACTCCAGGGTTAGACACAGTAACCACAATAACAAGAACAATAAATTCAACCACTACAACAGAAACTACAACTACCTTTGGTCAATAGTTTTATTACTTTGTCCTACAAAAGTTTTTGCCAATACAACAGTTGCAAGTCCTAGTTCCAATGCTCAAGGTGTTGTAAATAATAATGCTACAATGATAACTCCATCAGCCATGCCATCTTTTCGCATGAGTCAAGGTATTGTCTGTGCTTCTCCTAGTCTTACAATTACTCCTTATGTAACAGATTCACATACATTTTCATTACCTAGAGAAACTGTTACCAGACAAAATATCTATGACGAGAATACTGGAGAAATAAAATATGTCCAAGAAACTCCTAGATTTGAGAAAGAAAATTTTAATTTAAATTATGGAATTAGTATGCAACTGAACATACCATTGGGAAAATCACCAGCCCTTTGCCATGAAGCAACAATGGTAAATATTGAAGCTCAAAAATTATTAATTAAGAAAACTAAAATGGAGATCAGTTTATATCGTTTGGAGATGTGTGCAAAACAAGCAAAATTAGGCGTTACCTTCAAACCTAATACTCCTAGTGCTATTACCTGTGAAGATATTGTTGTAAACATTCCACCAAATCAAGTTATCCCACATACTCACAAAATTAAGCAGTAGACAAGCACGGGTTTTGACTTGCCTACCTAGACGCCCCATCCATTGCCTTGTCGAATAGGGTTTTTTAATTATACATAATAAAAAGTAGATAAGCCCCTTCCAAGTAACTTATCTACTTAAGCCAAGTCTCACGGCTTGTATTTATTATATCAAATATTTGCATTTTGTAACACAAATAATATAAATTTGACATATAAATAATATATGTTTAATATAAAAAAGTCCGTTAAGGATTTACACTTTCACTCCGTTAAGGAAACTTTTATTATGGCACTTAATAGCTACAAAGTCACAGTTCATGGAACTGCTGGACTTCTCTGTTCAAACGTACAAAACTCTGATCCATTAGGTGAAGGAGCAAAACAAAAAGCATTTTTCTCCAGCAAGAAAAAGAAAAACGATGAAGATCATCTTTGCCTTCGTGCATTAGATTGGGTTTTTTCTGGATATTGGAAAAAAGAAGGTAAGGTTAAAGTTAACGAAACTAAAAACTCTATCGAATTTGATGGATTCTCTGATCCATATATGCCAGGTGCTAACTTCTTGCGTTGTCTTAGAAACGCTGCTACGAAATGGAAGTTAGGTAAAGACGTTCTTCGTTCTGTTGTTGTTACTAATGATCCAATAATCGAATATGAAGGATCAAAAGATGCTTTGGAAATGTACACAAAAGACCAAAGTTACTTCTCTAATACAGCATTTACATCAAGAGGTGTTTGGGTTCAAAGATTACTATTCCCAGATTGGAAATGTACTTTTGAGCTAATGGTTGATGATGAGATATTAAGTGTATCTCAGCTAAATAGAATTATTACTATGGCTGGAAAAGCTGAAGGATTAGGTACATGGAGACCTAGATTTGGTAGATTCTCTGCATCTGAGCTAGTAGAGGTAGCTGACTAATGACAGATAATCCAAGAATAAGTGGTATCGATTGGCAAGGTCTCCAGAAAGGAGATCTTGTACCCCACGATCAGGTCAAAGAATTTTACCATAGTATTTTTCCAGACAAAGAATGGAATGAATTTAGTATGGTCAATGTGATTGATAAACTAATGAAATTGCGTGAAACAATTAACAGACCTTTAGTTATTAAATCTATTAATAAAGATAAGTCTTTACGAGTACTTACTGACAAAGAAGCTGTTGATTATTCTGCACAGCAAGCAAATGCTGGTATAAAAAAACATCGTAATCATACTCGTAGGTTGTTTACTCACATTAACAAAGACAATCTAGATCCATCAAAACAACGTGATCTTGAAACTAAACAAATTCATCATGCGTTTATAGCTTCTGCTGCTGATGGTGCTAGGAAAGAATCATTGCAGTTACAAAGAAAAGGAGAAAGATTACCTAAGTCTTTGATAGAAAAATCAGACTTTAAGAAATCTTCTTAGCGACTCTTCTTGACTCTTAACTCTTCTTACCGCTTTAATTTGACTTCATCCCAAGCATCTCTCTGTGATTTTTAGTAGTTTAACGTAATTTACTGCAATCGTTCTGGGTGTTACGATAAACCCTTCTCAACATCTCTTGTAGGTGCAAGAACCAAAGAGATGAAAATCGCCTCAAATCCCCTCTCCTCTTATTAATTTAATTCTGTGTCGCTCTTTGTTGTGCAAATTTGCTCAAGGTAATTTCGGCTCTGTGCGATTTCATTCGCTTCATATCAAACGTTGTAAGTCTTACGATAAACTTTCCTCAACATCCTTTTGGGTTAATAGCCTTGAAAGATGACTACAGTTCCCCTCACTTCGTTGTGATTCCGCTTATGTCAATTCCCATCTTTTTAGCTTAATGCTTCTTATTGCAGATCGCCTCTGTTCCTAGCAGCGTCATGCCCCTCCATGTCTATCTTATTGTCTCCCCGTCCAGATCCGTATTGCAATCGTTGTCAGTTTACGATTAAAACTGTCCTTAACACTTCTATGACTTAATAGGTTTGCGAAGTGATTATTCAACGACTTAATTTTTGGCTTATCAGCTTACTTCGACTTTCAACAACGATTGTCATCGTATCGTATTGTTTCTTGGCGTTTTTCGACTTATTTCAAATCAATCGTTCACACTTCACGATTAAAAGTGTTTTAACACCTCTATGATTTAATCGTCTGCGAGGTGACTACGTTTCTATTTACCGACATTCACTACCATTTGTCGCTATTTGATTCATCTCAAATCAATCGCTTGCCAGTTCCACGATTAAGAACTGGTTTTCTTTTTCTTTGTAATCTTAGTAACTATCTGTTTAACTATTGGCCGTACAAGCTGAAGTACCAATGGTGCAGAAGCACCAACCAAAGCAAGGCTAAAAACCCCAACAAACTGTGGAGCAGAAGGAATGTATTGTTCTTTCCACTCAACTGCTTCATAAAGAGTTATACACTCACTACCATCTTGCCCTCTCTCATGCCCAATAACACGTTCTAATTTTTTATCGTTACGAAAATCCCCTACTCTCTGGTCATTTTTACCAGGACAGGGAGGAAAATCTGGTGGAGGAGACTCAGGTGGTGGAGGAATCTTTGGCTGTTCTGTTTCTGGTAAAGGTGGTGGTTCGTTTTCAACAGGAACTTCCTCTGTTATTACTAAATTTTCTGGAGAATAATCAAGCGGTATAAAACTAGGGAAAGGAAAATCACAAGTAGTAAACACTCCATTAGGATCTTCTAATAATAAATTACGATTGCCAGTATTCTTTATATCTCGATGTTGATAAGTACAACCAGGAACATCAATCTCAGGTGGTGCAGTAATAGTTATATAGTGTGGACTATATATTTCTGGAACGTCTGGAATATATATCTCACGAATTTGAATATCAGGTATTTCAATCGTAGGCATCTCTAGGAAGGTAAACTTCTACAAAAGAATTACATTTAGGACAAGAAAGATTAGTTATCATGCTGTATTCTCCAGACCTTAATGGATAATCTTCTTCATCTAAGCTATGATCTCCACCCCAAATAAGTTCTGTTTTACAGTGCCAGCAGTTCAAATTCCTAATCCTTTTGGTGGTACTGGTAAAGATGGGCCAGTAAGATCAGGTAATCCTTTCTCTAAAACTTTTGGCATCATTCCTTGAACATTTCCAAGAATTTCATTCATAACTCTTGATTTAAACTGTTCTGAAGTTACATACTTGTAACCTAAGTACGCTCCACCACTCATGGAAGCTACCATTATGAATGAGATGATACTCAAAATCTGACAGACCCGATTTAGCATAGAAAAAATGATTAAATTTGCGATACTGAAAGCACTATCTTTTTCAAGTGTGCTTGTATTACTGCTTATTCTAGCCCTATCCCCTCTCTACGTCACTATGGGCTTAATGACAAGGCAAATGCAAGAAAAGGTTAATTAATCAGCAGCTTCGGCTGTGTTTCCCTCTGCTACCCAAGCAAGATAATCATTATACATTCTATTCTCTGTAGACATTGGAATGTTCCATATTTGTCCATTGTCGTTAAACATAAGACTATAATCTTTTCCTGATATAGGATCGTTTACAAATTTGTAAATTGGGTTTGTTGGAAATGCCATAATTAAAGTTCTGTTTCAAAAGCAAAGTAGGCTTGTACAGTGTTTGCTGCACGAATAGCATGACTAAAACCATTAGAAGTATTACTGCCAGAGAAAATACATCTTATACCAATATTTTTACCTGTTCCTCCACTATCTGCTAATTGAAAAATGTTAATAGCTTTACCTGCCATATCTTGAAAATGACTAGAATTACTGTAAGTGAAACTTGGATTAGCACTTCTCATTTCTTGCTGAAAATGAAACATACCTCTTGAATCCGTGTCTGTAGCGTAGCCAGTAGTTACTAAAAATTGAGCATATTCTGATCCTAACGCTTGATATTTAGCATAATACCTTTGACATAAAGCAAGCTCCTGACCATACGACCTATGCTCAAAATCTGTTGCCACGCTGCCTACTTCAAGCTGAAGTCCTGTAACTTCTAAAGTCGCATCATTTGTTGTGTACCATGTTGAAGTGTTATCTTTCATTCTTGCAGTAGGACTATAGGCACTCCAAGCATTTTCTGTAACAGAATTATCTGTACCACCTGTGCCATAAAAAGCTAAAATATTTATTTGAAACCCTTGACTTGCATCATTATCAAAAGTTAAATTTGAATTGCCAGGAATTGTCTTAGTTATTTTAGTCCAAGTGTCGGCAGTTAAAGAACCAGTTTCGAAAGGATATTCTTGTCCTGTGCCATCCATTGATCTTAAATAACATTTAAAATTCTGTGCAACACTAGATTTTATCCAAAAAGATAAGGTAATAAAACTTGAACTTGAAGTATAGTTCCAACCACTATTCGCTATATCTTGTGATTCCATTTTATGTTGTAACCAAATATAGTCATTAGCTCCAGCACCACTTGTTTGATTGCCGTTAGTAATTTTAAATGCTTTCCTAAATCCTAGAGTATATGGAGTAGTACCACTTGCAACATCAACCTGTGCTTGAGTTGGTGCTTCATCTGTTCCATCATAATAAAGTGGCATCCTGTCTACTGTATAATAACCTCCGCTTGTAGATGACGTACCACGTTGGGCTATTCTCATATCTCCGTTAATTATTAAATTACGATTTTGTCTGTTACTTAAGTTGGCAGTACACGTTCCATCAGTATTGTTGACAGTAATAGCAGCAGCACTAGCTCCTACCCCTTTTATCGAATTTACCTTGATCTCTGACATAATTAACTAGGTTTTGGATTGTCGGTTTTAACCTTTTCACAAGCAGCATAGTACGCTTCTAGTTTAGTCGAATCTCCTTTACTATTCCAGTACATAGCATCTGCAAAGTCTCCCAAAGATGGATATAAAGGTTGTCTTGTATCTTTATATTTAAGTTTATCAAGTTCAATTCTTGCAGCGTCAATATCAGATTGAACAAGTGTTATCTTTGTTCCGTCTGCCTTAAATGCACCTGTAGAATCATCTATTGTTACGCAATCAGAATAAACTTTATAAATTGCTTCGTGATCTAATGTCATGTTATGTCAACCTCCTCAACTGTTATTGTAGATGTTCCAAAATAACCACCGCCTGAGTAACTATTAAGGTAAGCTACTGTACTAGCTCCACCTGTCATACACCAGAAAGGACTGTAAGTTCTTGCGTTTGTATTCCCTGCAAGTTCTACAACTTTAACTACAGCAGAAGCGTTAATTCTACTACCTGCAATAACATTTAAGTTACCATCTTGTGAACTATTAAGAGTGCTTGGAGTTTGAACAAAACTAGGACTAGACATATCTGTTGATGAACTTTTATACAACCTAAATCCTAAATTGTCCTCTGAAGGCATACTAACAAAAAGAACTGCTGTAATTATTATTAAACTAGATGCTGACGTTGGGGTTATTGTTGTACGAAAATCACTTGAAATTTCTGATGGTGTAGTTACAGAATTTAAACTTGTACCATTATTTTTTACATTATATTTAAATTGTAAAAGTTTACCGCCCCCTGCTGCTGCAAATGAAAGATTACCCGACCCATCAGTTTTTAAAAAGGTATCTGCACTCCCATCAGCTACAGGTAGTTTTAATTCAATAGCAGCGTTACTTGTAGTTGATGTAGGTGCTTGTAAGCTTACTGACCCACCACCTGATGCTGCGTTTAGTTTAATCTTTGCTGTCATGGTTTAGGATACTTGTCTTTAATGGCTTTAATAGTAGTTTTCCAACCAGCTACACCACTATGATAAATCGTATCAAGCTGATCTTCAATACTTGGGTACTCTGCTTTACGTTGTGACTTATATGAATCATTCTCTAAATCCCACGCAGCCTGTAATGCAGCTAATCCATCGGTACATTCTTTTTCTGTAGGCTTAGAGCCACCATCATGCACTATAAGATTTGCATAAACTTGATTACTAGAGTCACTAAATCCAAACCAACAACCAGAACGAACTGTAACTAAATAATCCATTATATGATTTGGCCTTCCTGTTTTAAAATCCATTATGTATCTCCTAAACGTATAAAAGTAAAATAAGTAAGACTTACACCTGAATTACTACCAACAAGTTGATTGCTATTACTAGTATTACATTGAAATTTTACTTTGACATCACTTACACTAGTCACATCAATAATAGCTGTAGGGCAAACACTAGCAAAAGTACCATTAGTTACTGAAGCGTGTGCTGATGATTGCATGCCATAATTTGAACCACCATCCTCAGTGCCCATTATTTGAAATTGGGTAGTTCCACCACCCCCATTACCATAAAGCATTCCGTTAAATAAAATATGATAGATTCCTGTAGAGGGAAAAGTCCATACAGCACCTGAGAATGACATTCCAGTACCTAATTTACCAAAACCATCATTAGCAGTATCTGGTCTTTCAAAATTAGTACTAATCTCAGTAGTCCCAGAAACACTTACATCTGCGGTCAATCTAAATAAGTCGGCTTCTGTTATTCCAGCAGTTATTCCACTTACTCCGCTATTTGTAATTGACATTCTTTCAACACCATTAGTTGAAAACTTTATACTATCTGCTCCATAAGATATTCCGCTATTACTGTCTTGCCCACGTTGACTTGGTGCGGATACACTTCCATCTACTGTTGCTATTCCTGTTGTTCCGTCAATAATGAAAGCCATAGTTAAACGATAGTTACTACTGAACCAGTAGGTATTGTAAGAGTGGCATTTATGGTTAATGGACCAAAGACCCCTGCATTTATATTAGACGCTCCATCACCGATTGTATAGTTCTGATCCATCTGATTCTCGTTCTCGTGGAATATGGCCTCAGTGCCCCCACCAGTAGCTCCACCGCCTCCACCGATAGCACCCCAAGCGTTTGTATAGCCTTCAAATTGTCCTAAATCAGAGTTATATCTAAATTGTCCTGCTGCTGCTGCTGGTTGATTAGCCTGACCAGGTTGTTGAGCAGTAGTCCCTACAGGAATTTTTAAAAATCCATTAGAGTTCATACTTACATCACCTGTCATCACAGGAGTTGCTGCTACAACATGACCTAAATTATCTAAACTGATATTTCCTATCGTTACATATGCGTTATTAGCTGCGTTTCTTATCTTGAATAATGAACTTCCTGTATCAATATGTGGCTGAAAAGCTGAATTTATTGATGGATCGCCAGAACCGCTATTTAAAGAGTTGATAGCAGCAGTAATTTGATTTAATTTTGTTCGGACAGCAGCACCCGTTCCATTGTCAATGACATACCCTGCCCCACCTGTGTTATCAACTCTAGCCATTTAGAAAAGTAACATTGCTCCTATTATACTATCCTTTTCCAAAACCAACAGCCGTAAATGTGAATTGCTTACTTATAGAAGCATTTGATGAATTTTTAAAATGTATCTTAAAATTACTTGCGGTAACATCTGATATTTCAAAGAAATCTCCAGAAGCTAAGTTTTGAGCAGTCACATTAACTGTTGGTAAATGTTGATTAAGATTTCCAAGTGCAGACGTTCCAACGAAAAATGGAGAGCCGAATGGAACTGTGGTTACTCCTGCTGATGAAGTTATTACCTGACCAGTTCCTTGATCTATTCTTTTTTCTAATTTTGCTGAATAACCTAACTGAAATACTCTAATATCCTGTGCTGGATCATTACTGGTAAGAGCTGTTCTAAATTGAAAAGCTCTTGCCTTGAATGTACCGCTTGTAAAGTTTTGAAAATCACTGTATGTAGGAGAACCAGAAGGATCATCCTGTGTGGAGCGTACAAATAATTGAGCATCTACATCATTAGCATCTGTTCCATCAAAGTCTGTCCAAGTATCTACATTTGCAATTCTTGAATCAATCAAATCTGCTGGATAAAAACCTTCTGTTTTGAAATGCCTAACTAAATCAAGACTAAATACTGCACCTAAATCTAAAGTAGATGCAAAATCATAAGTACCTGATGGAGATATTCCTCCAACATCATCTAGTGATCCAACAGCATCAAGATCAGCAATATTATCAAATTGTCCTGCACCAGTTAAGTTAAGAGAATTTGTTGTAGCATCAAAAGCTGTGTTAACCTTTGCACCTTGAAATTTGGGATTATCTAAATCTTCTCTTCTGGTTTGAACAAGTAACTCATCAGTTACTTCTGGGATATTTACAACAACACTGGCCTCCCCTGCACTAAATCTACCGCCATCATCTTGAAACTTAAGAATGTATTCTCCAGTGATAGCAGGAACTATTGCTTCAGTTGAGTTTCCTGGAGCAGCTTCTATTAAATCAACAGCTTTCTCAAACGTACCAGTGCCATCAGTTCCAGAACTATCGTGTCTAATATAAACTAAACCACCATGAGTAACGTCAATATCTGTTGATCTATTCCATTTCAAACGAATCAATTTACTATTTATCGGTTCAGCAGTAAGCCCCGTCATATCTCCTGGAATTGCAGTTTTTCCTGCAAAATCTTTTGTTAATGTAGCTGGCTCTGCTGATGCTTCTAATGCTGCATTTAAACTAAACACCCTAAACTCATAATTACCTTCACTTGCATCAAATATTGTGAAATCCGTTCCCATAACAGTGGTGCTAACAAAGTTTCCATTATCCTTTCTGTACTGAATCCTATATTGACTAACACCTCGAACAGCTTCATAATCAAGAATAATTTTTACTTTTGCTTTTTGATTTTCAACATAGAACTGTTGAGTAGCACTCAGACCAGTAGGAGCATCTTTTAGTTCATTTAATATCGTTACATTTCTAACAGGAAGGGGAGTTCCATCTTCAATAAACGCAAACTTTCCTGAGTTATAAGCCGTTCCAACAACTGCATAATTATCTTTATCTTCAGTTACGCTAACCACTCTCCATTGAGTAGTTTGTAAAGTGGTGTTACTCAAGATCCAGATACTATTTGCATTTGGAGCAGACGAAAAAGCAGAAGATACTGTAATAACAGCACCAGAAATACCACTCACAGGTTTAGTCTCTACTGATCCATCGGAAAGAACAACGCTAAGTGTTGGATTATTTGTAGCGTCTAAATCTGTATCTTCTGTGTTATCTACAGTCACAGTTGTTGTTGTTGCTGACTTTATTCTTCCCCCTCTTCTTATTCCTGCTCTCACTGGATCGCTGACTTCGATAACTTGACCTGGTCTTACAACAACTCCTTCTGATAAACCAGTAGTAAAATTAATAGTTTCAGTAGAATTTTGCTCTTCAAATAATAAAAACCTACCTAATCTTGCAGCTTGACCTCTTGAACTACATCCAAATCCTGTAATTTTCTTGTGTAAGACACCATATTTAGTTTTTGCAGAGGAATCTTCTACAGTTTCAAAATCTAATTCTTGATTATCCATATCAAAATATGACACGGAAACTACAGTTGCTCTTGTTTTAAGACTTGTACCCGAATATCCAAATCCTGCTGATGTTACATTTGATAGATTGAACAGATAGCTAGGATCTGTAGGTCTATCCTGTGAAATCGTAAGAGAACCAGCAGTCCAAAAACTTATTGACCTCATTACAGAAGTGAGAGAGTTTACAACTTCATACGCATCCGATCTTGCTTGAAGAATAGTATTGCAGCTAAATCTAGGTTCTTGTCCTCCTGCTCCATCATCAACTAATTCTGAACAATAAACAGAAGCACTATAAAAAGCATATTTATCAAGTTGAGCTTCAGTAATATGATCTCCTAATCCATATCTAACATTTGTTAACAGATCAAATAAAATCCAAGCTGGATCAGAACACCAAACTTTACTGGTAGTAAGCGTTCCATTAAATGTTCCTGTGTAAGTTATTCTTCCAGTTGTTGCATCTACAGTTCCGTTATGAGGTATTTTTATTTTTACCCCACGAACTCTATACATTCTCCTTGGAACAGATGAAAACTGTTCGGAGTCAAACCTTAATGCTGCATGAGCAATATCAGGATAAGGTCTTTGCTCATCAATAATTTCAGTAAAAGACTGAAAGAAAAATTCATTTCTTAGTCTTGCTGGATCTTCAGCATCCGCAGTGACTCTCGTTACTTGAACTGTTATAGGAAAGTTTAGTCCAGAGGGGAGATCAATTCTATAATCTCTGTTATACGATGAAGAACTTCTTCCTGTAACTGTGTCAGATATTGGAGTGCTTGTCGTTCCATTGTTTTGAATAATTTTTATAGTTAAATCTACTGATGTACCATTAATATCTCCATTGCTTTCAAACTTTTGTAATCCATTAAAACGAATAGTGACTCTAACAGCATTGATATTAGAGTTTGTTATCTGTCTTGATATTGGAGTTCCATTTTCTACCTTTGATCCGACATTAGTTTCAGATTCAATATTGGCAATACCAGAGATAAATGTTTGATTTGACGTACCAAATCTAGGCTCAAACTCTACGTCTTGAAAATTAAAATCGGTAGCTTGAGTGTTTGTTGGATCGGCACTAGCTCTTAAAACTGGAGTTTTTCCTAAAAATACATCTTTTAATGCTGCTGTATTATAGTTGGCTGTGCCTTTTGTAAATGCTGCTGCCGATGGAAAGCCTTCTATTTCACCTTCACTAAGAACATCAACAATAGTCGCAAATTGTTTACTCGATAAAGCATCAGAGGGTAGTGAGGAATCAACTACTACATCATCTTCAGAGCGATTAACAATTCCCATTTACGCTGTACCTTTTATCTGTACTGTATCAATTCCTGCTGATACTACTAGAGAACCAGCAAAAATTTCTCCGTAAATTACAGGTATTGCTGTTCCTGCTCTTGATGTATTCTGCACTCCACTAAATGAAAAGTTTTGAGATTGCGGATCTTCTGAAATTCCAGGAGGTTGTGGAACAGGAGTAAGCATCTGTGCTGCTCCTGATAATGCCAAATAAATACCAAAGTTTCCTGCTGCTGCTGCCAAAGCTCCACCTAATCCTGCACCTGCTCCAGTAAAACTGATTCCAGAAAAAGCTGCACCTGTAGCACCTCCAGTAGCTAAAGTTAATCCAACTAAAGCAACTCCAGCTAATACTCTTGTAAGACCTCTAGAACCCGTAGCTACTGGCACTATTCTTATTTCCTGTTGACCTATTGGATTAAATAACTCTGTCTCATTAATCTCCTCTTTACCGACTTTGATACAGTAATTCTGTTCCATCATATGTCGTTCCAAATGAGGAAAGTTCGCTAATAAAAACTTAAAGGCATGAAGTGGGGTTGATATTTCAGCTTCAAAAGTACGCTCTCCAAGAAATCGAGCTAATCTTCCGTAAACTTTAATTTTACTGAGCATAGCGATACCTCTTCTTTGTCCATTCTATATACTTTTGGTCATAAGTTTCTCTACAACTAAGTCTTTTCACACAATGATGAAGAATAGTTTGATCTCCAATATAGACAGCAGCATGATCTAAAGTTTTTGACCCTGTATCCATAATAAAAACATCTCCAACTTCTGTTTCAACATTATCATCTATTTCTGTAAAGCCCAATTTAGGTAGAGCATATTCAAATAGAGGTGACTTACTGAACTCTTCAGGGCTTTTGGGTCGTTTCCAATGTTTTATTTCTATATTTTTCTTTTCTTTATACCAATCAGTAATTAAAGTCCAACAATCTTGAATATCCCACACCCATTGCCTACCAATTAATCCTTTTTTATAACCAGATGGTTCAAAATAGTGCCATTCTTTTGTTTCTGGGGTGACAATATAAAAAGGTAAATCTAAGTATTCGCAACTCGCAAGATCAGCTTGACTAGGAAATGGTGGTATCTGTGGATGACTATGGAAAACAGCGATAACTTCACCAGCATCTTCAGCTTTTATCCAATCATCAGGATCAATAATAAATTGTTCTCCCAAATCTTCTGCAAGATTTTTACAGGGAAAATACTTTTCTTTACCCTTATAAACAGCTAATAAACCACACGCTTCATGTGGTGCATCTTTTTCTGCGTGTTTAAGTGCAATATCCTGCCAAGTCATCCAACAAACGTACCAATGCCAGGAAAAATATCTCTAGTGGCAATCCTCTTTGGTAATTTTACGTTTACCAAGTCTAATGCTGATACTGCTTCCCATTGAACAATATCTCTATTTTCGCTTACTTTTCTGTCCAAAAAATAAATCTCTTGAGGAAATTCTGCCGTTGGATCGGGAGTTCCGAATGGATTGGATTGTGTAGTAGAAGATGAAGTTGTTGTTTGCTGGATCGTATTCGGATTATTCATCGTAATTGTATTACCCATAGCATTGCCATGAACGCTGCAATAATACCTTAAATCGTTTGGAGCAGAGGGATAAGCTGGCTGATAAGTTACTGTTGCCCCTGCTTGACCAGGAGTTCCACTAACAGTTGTAGTTTGTTCTCCTCCAGCGTCAGATTTTATTCTTAATGGATGATTTGTATTTGTAGCATCCGCTTGATTGAAAATATAAGTAGATCCTCTTTTCATTGTGATAACAGGATTATTGACCCCATTTATTAAAAATATATTTACACCCCCTACATTTGCCACTGTGACAGTGTATGTGACAGTTTCTCCATCAGCAGGATCGGCTACAGTCTGAGTTGATGTACTTGTAATAGTCTGCGGAGCAAAGTTAACAGCATCTAAAAAACGTGCCAAGGTTCTAATCCTTGTTAATTTTGCACCATTTAAGTCGTTACCAACTGTTGTTTGGTTAACGTCTTGCATGATTGCAGTAAGCGTTCCAAAGATATTACTGACAGATATGGTTGGTCTTGGTAAAGTTCCTGTTCCTGTAAATTCAAAACCAGTACACTCAATAGGAAATCTTAGATAACTGTTACCAGCCCATACAACTTCTCCATTTGCATTTAGATTTGCACCATTATGAAATCTATAAATAGTATCAGAGCCATGTAATGTGGCATCAAGTTGCAAAGTGAACAGTTCTATTACTGCTCCAGGATTTATTTCTTGTAAAGCTGATACTGGTACTGCCATCAGGGTTCAAATACTTCCTCAAAACTAGCTGTAATTCTATTTCGATCAAATTCAAATATTTCTCTATTAAAACTTCTGCATATCCATTTAAATGTTGTAGTTGTATCAGGAGGCGACCAATCAAATGATCTACCATTGTTGGCTTCAGTTTCTAAAAATGTTTCAATTTCATCTGCATCTTCATCGTCAACATTGAAAGTAAGATTCCAGACTTTAGGATCTTGATTTAATCCAAAAGTAGTTCTTTGCTGGTAGCCATCTCCAAATTGAGTGATTCTAAGGTTTGACTGACTACGCTTTGTAGCAGAATATTGTGGATTGTAACTAGGAAAAGTAGCCATTAGCGTAAACTAGAAAGTAGCCCTCCAGGTCTTTGTTGTTTTAATAACTCTCCTTTCACTGCGACAGATATGAGAGTTCCAAGTTCCCTTGCTTGAGCATTATCACCTTGAACATCTGAACCCGATGCGTCTACATTAACAACAACACTCGTACTACCGCCACCTCCAAGTTTATTATTTGGCACAATCGTTCCAGATGATCTTGGTACGAAAAGTTCTGGCCCTTTCTCTCCTACTATTGAAGGTCTGCCTACTGGTGGCCTACCTCCGTTAGCAAACATTCCAGCGATAGCACCAAATATTCCACCACCCTTACCTTTTGTAAATTCTCCAGCAGCATTACCAAATAATGCTTGATTCAAT